CGCCGTAGACTGGCGAGCAAACAAGTATTCTCAGGCCGGAAACGGCCTCTTCGGTCCCCTCGGACATTCAATCTCCTAGATTTGCTTGGATTTCCCGATGCGCCCATTCCAGACACGGAAGGCGGCATAATCGGGATTGTTCAGGAACTCATGCCACTTGTCGGGGTCGTTATGCCAACCCTCGCGCATGGCCTTGTCGTAGAAGATCATCGGAACCTGCGCGACAAGCCGCCACTCCTTGCCAACCGGACGGTCTCGCTCGCGCTTAACCTGCTCGATAATCTCCGCGCAGTCCTGCTCGGCACTGAACGCCAATTTGCCCGGCTGCATCGGGTCGATATGAACGTATTCGGTAATGCCGTTGTAGCGGTCGAAAAGGATTTTCTCGGTCGGCATAGGGCCTCAAAAGGATGGGGGCCAGCGTTTCCGCCAGCCCCCAGGTCAGGGGAGACTAAGACGAGGTGTTGATATCTGCCACGGTGCCGATACCGCCGTAGTTCTTCACGCGCAGGGTGTACTCACCCAGGATGAAGCCGCGCTCGGAGTCGCCGTTCTTCGCCAGGTCGGAACTGAAGACCGGGCGCAGCCAATCGACAGACACCATATCCGGATCAAGCAAAACAGCCTCGCGCTCGCGCCCGAAGATGTTGGGAATGACCTTGATGTCGCCGAAGTCGGAGCAGTAGATGTCCGCGGCGGCCAGGATCTTGTTCTTGTCCACCATCTCGCGAGAGCTGGAACGGCCCGCGAAGGTCGAGATCACCTGCTTGTTATGCGGGCCGACCATGATGTGGCTGATTTCGGCGCCGGCCGCGTAGGAAGTCGCCAGCACGGCCTTGAGCAAAAGCTCAGTGAACGCGCGGGTGTTGCCGGCATCGGTCGGGGCGCCCGTCGCGGAGTTCGGGGCGGTCGAGTTCTTGCCCTTGGTGCCGGAGGTGGACGCCGTATAGCGGTTGGTGTTGGTGTTGTTGAAGGCAGCAAGACCGCGCAGCTTGCGGGCCGTGCCGGTCGCACCAGCGGCGCCGCGCTGGTTGGAACACAGCACCGACTCGATGTCGCGCTTCAGTTCCGACAGGCGCTTGGCCTTCTGGTAAGCTTTTTCCGACGCGCGGCCGGCCTTGTTGACCACCTCCTGCGTGCCAGTGACCACGAAGTCCTTGTAGGAAATCTGGCAATAGTTCGCCAGACGGACGGTCGGGGTCGAGGCGCTGCCAACAATGGCGTCGCCTTCAAGCTGGGCATTGGTGGTAACAGCGGCAGCGAGAGCGTCCGTCTGCCATTCATGGGTTTTGCCAGAAGCCTTGCCCTTGCCGGCGAGGGTCTGGAACGGGGTACGGGTCGGGGAAATCGTGGTGATAACGTCCGACAGGTCTTCGCGATTGCCAACGGCCTGATAGGTGCCGAAGGCATTGGTCTGTGCAGTCATGGCGTGGGGTCCTTATTGTCCCGCCGCTTCCTTTGCGGCGAGGTACACAGCCAGGTCATCGACCCGGCCGGTTTTTTCGGCCCGCTCTTTCAACTCTTTCAGCTTGTCGGCTTTGGTGTCCGTCTTGGACGCAACGCCGGCCTTTTGGACCGGGGGCGCTTCCTTCGCTTTGTTCCGTGCTTCCTCGATGGCCTTTGCTTCGGCCTTGGCTTTCGCCTCGTCGGCGGCGGCTCTGTCTCGGAATTGCATGGCGTCGTGCAACATCTTCACGTCCGACGCGGCGGCCCAGCGAATTTGCTGTTCCGAGTACCCGCATTCCTTCGCGTAATCGCGGAGTTTTGCGGCCAGGACCGGCCCCTTCACGGGATCGGCGGTCTCGGGGAGCAATTCGCGGAGCTTGCTGGCCTCGCGGGCGTCCCATTCGTTCGCGTATGCAGCCTGCGCCTGGGCCTGGATGGCTTGGGCATTCTGCAAGTCGGCGAAATGGGCTTGGAAGGCTACATAGCGGGCAGGATCTTCCACCGACATCTTCAGAAGGGCGCCTCTGTCGCGCGCCTCAGGAAATTGGTTGAGAAGATTGGCCTGCAAGACGGGCACAAGCTGGTTTAGCTGTGCGAGTTGGTCAGATGCGGTTGATTGAGTCGCGGGCTGTGTCGCTACCGGGATCGGCTTGGGGGCCGGCGCGGGTTCAACTTTGGCCTGCGGTGCGGATTCGGCTTGCGCCGGAGCGACGGGCAATTCCCCTGAAGGGGCTTCCTCGCCGGTATTCGTTGGCTGCTCAGTGGCGGGCGCCTCGGGGGCGCTCTTCGCCTCTATCTGGGCTGCAATCTGTTCTTCTTCGTCAGTGGGGCCGGAAGGCGCTGCGGTCTCGCCCCGCATAAGGGCTTCGATTGCCAAGGCGGCTTCGTCAATCGAGCCTTCGAGCGGATCGCCTATTGCTGACGCCATGTACTAAGTCCCTCTTCCTTTGCCGCGATTTCGCCCGTGGTAATCACGTCGCGCATGTCGGCTTTGAAACTGTCGATTGCGAGGATGCGGGCATGATATTCTTCCCGCTCTTGAACGGTTTTGGCGTCACGCCACTGTTGGATTAGGGAAGCCTCAAGCTTCGCCATGCTTTCGGCAAAAAGGCTGCCGTCTAGAAGGTGGGTGGCCTGAGTGGCTCGCTCTAACTTGTCGCTCACCCCGGCTCCCCGCCCGGGCTGACTTCACTGGTCGCGGCACTGACATTGGCGCTGTGAACGCCGAGGCGCTCTTTCATCGCCAGTTCGGCTTGCATCTGCTCGCGCTTTAGCTGTAGCTCAGCAACAAGCTGCTCGCGCTTCAGGGCCATTTCCTGTTCGATCTGCCAGCGCTTGAGCGCAAACTCCTCGGTCATGGCCTGCTGCTTCAGCGCGGCTTCCGCCTGCTGGCTCTGGGCTTGCATCGCAGCGTCTTGTTGCATCTGCTGGCCCTTAATCTGGGCGTCCATGCCAGCCTTGGCCTTGTCGGCTTCCGCCTGGGCCTGCACCTTCGCCATTTCGGGGTCGGGCTTGGGCGGTGCATTCGGATCGGGCTTGGTGAAGAAGCGTTCGACGCCCTTCTGGCCCGTGGCGTTGACGACCATTTCGCAGGTCTGCATCGCGTTGTCGGGCGTGACCATGCCCATGGGGAACAGCTTCTCTTGAAGCGTGCCGATGGCCGTAGCGGCGAACAATTGGCGCTCTGGATCGCCCGTGCCAAGCCCGACAGACACCGTCATGTCCATGTCCGCGTTCCATTGGGACGGATCGACGGGCACGAAATCCTTGCCTGTCAGGCGCACCATTCTGGGCTGGTCCTGATACATGCAGGCCAGCTTGTGAATGAGGCGGAAGGCTTCCTTGACGCCTGTTTCGGCATAGACGCGGGCAATAAGTTCAATCTTGCCCATCGCCGCGGTCATGAGCATCTGCTCGCCCCTGGCCGTGTCGTGAAGCTTGTTGGAGCCTAGGCCCTGAGTACGGGCAGAGACGCCGGTTGCGTTTTCCTTGAGCTGGTCGAGGTAGTTCAGGCCCTCAAGGGCGGCAGAGCCGATTTGGGGGACGGCAATGGGAACGATGGACCCCGGTTGGGTCACTCGAATCTTCTGCCCCGGCTTGTGAGAAAGGGCTTCCTGCGGGTCAACGATGAACTTCGCAACAACCTCTTCACGCTGGTTATTGCTGAGATAGAGGTTATCAAGATACTGGCGAAGAATGGTGGTGCGGAGTAGCTGCCAAATCTTCGTGATATCTGCCAAGGCCAGCCCAACCTTGCGGTGAGGGAGCGGCAACGGCGTCAGGCTCACAAACGGCTTAGGCGCGTCCCAGGCTACGTTATCGAGGATGGCGTAACCCGGGCCGGCACAAGTGACCTTGCGCATCTCGGCAATTCCGTCCCCGTCCACATCGACCTTGATGTAGCACTCGTAAACCCATACCTGGCGCATGGCCGGGTTAAGGGGCTGCTGAAGGCCCATGGTAACGTCCTGGGCCGATCCCTCGTCTCTGACGATTTCCTGACCATCGGTTGACGCCGCCTCGTCCGAAACAAGGTCGTTCACCTTGTCCTTGGGATAGCCTTCCTCGATCAGGTCAGAGAGCGTGCGGCGCCGCTTGTGGCCTTCTAAGCGGGCCTCTGCTGCCGTGCGAGCATCACGGGAAATCAGGTACTCTTCAGGCGGGATCGGATCAACACAAACCCGGCCGCACTTCTGGGTCTTGGTGATGACCAAATCGTGGAAGGTCTTGGAAACCTCAGTCGGCGCACCCTCCCCGCGCAGCGTCGGCATGATGACGGGCTGCTGATATTCGGTATGCTCGGATACCGTCACGCCCTCTTGATTGACCACCTTGGCGAACGTCGCGTCATCAAGGCCGGAATACCGCTCACGCTTGGTCTTTTCCGTCTTGTTCCAGTAAATCTTCAGCGTGCCTTCTTTCGAGAGAAGGCCGTCGAAGAACCACGTATAAAAATTCATGAATCCGGAATTGTCCCGGTTCCAGATGAAGTTCACATATTCCGTCGCCTGCTTGGCGCTCTCGATATCGCCCTCTTCCTCAGGCTCGAACTCGCAAACCCTCTCCCCGGAGGTGAAGATGCGAATGAGCGTGGGCATTACCCAGCCGATAGCGTCCCGAACATCGGGGGAGATGACCGATGAGCGCCCCTCCTGCTCCGTACCGTAGGGCATGGCAAAGAAGCGTTCGAGATTGTCCGTGCGCTGGTTCGCCAGCTCGGAGCCCGACAGGCCGTCGCTATTGGCTATTTCAGCCTTGACGATGGAACTTAGTTCGTCATCGCCAAGTTGTTTGCGTTCAGCCAATTTTTCAGACTACCCATGCGGTTGACGGCTGCGTCCAGCCGGAATTTCGTTGTGGCTCTTCGTAAGCGATGCAGAGAAGCCCGAACGCATCGGCGCCGTGGCTTGACCAATCATGCTCAGGTCCAAGCCCAACCCCCCGGGCCTCGTCCTTCTTTTCGTGGTAGTAGCCAAGCGCATCGCGGCCGGCTTCGGTCGTTTCCGCGTTGAACCAAATTCGGGGAAACAGGCGTCTTGCGGCCTCAACCCGCATCATGGCCGCGCCCTTGCCCTGGTTCTTGACCACGGTGACGCTGCGAAACCCGGCTTCTGTCAGGTGCGTCTCGTAACGCTTGCCGGTGATGTTGTTTTCGTTCACCCCGTCATGGGGAATGATTGCGTCTAAATTCTCAGGCGGCCAGCCTAAGCGGCGAAGCTCATTGGCATAGTAAGCCAATACCTGGCCCACTCCCTCGACATAACCAAGGATGCGGATTTCGCGGTCAACAAACTGGACAATCCAGATTGCCATCGCATCTGCGCTTGCGCCACTTCCGCCAAGGTCAAAGACGGCTCTGAGCGGTAAAAGAGGATCGGCGGCAACCCTACCAATCCGTCCTTGCGCCATCGCCTCGGCAAGGTGGCGGGCGAAGTAAGCCCCCTCCAATGCCTTTGCATATTCACCTTCCCAGATATGCCCGTAACGATCCGGGTAAAGCTGAAGGTCAAGCTGGCGCTCATCCTCAAGCACCTTGGGGAACCAAGGATTGTCCCGCCAATTCGCGGTGACGACTATGGACCCGGCCGGGTTCTTGGCTATGAGGAAGTCGTCAATGGCGTCAGTCTTACGCCTGGGATTCCAGCTCGCCCAAATCTCCGACCCCTCCGCTCGGATTGTTGGGCGAAGTAATGTCAGGCTGCGCGCGGAAAGCGTCTGGGCTTCCTCTACCCAGGCCCGCTTGAAGCCTTCCAGGGATTTGATGGATTCGGCGGTATGATCCTGCATACCGTTGAAGATGATTAAGCCGTCGCCCGGGGTCTGGATCCGGTCGTTAAAGACCTTGAACCCGTCTTTCTCCCCAAGGCGGTATTCCGCCATCTTGGTTTCGATCAGGCGCTTGGCTGATTGGGCCAGCGTCTTTTGCACCTCACGGATGCAGACCGATAGCAAGCCAGGCTCGGCTAGGCTGTCCTCAACAAGCTGCCCGGCGAAATGATGCGACTTAGCAGAGCCGCGCCCACCCTTGGCTCCCTTGTAACGGGCCGGCTGAAGTAACGGGGCAAATACCCGCGGAACCTCACGCCTGAGAACTTGGGTCAATGATTACCCGCTCGATGCGGGCGAATAGGATCGGCGCCGCATCTTCGTCTCCGCTGATCGGCTGAGTTGCCTTGCCGTCAAGCCTGTCTGCGATTGCGTTAATGGCCGGAACGTCGCCAGCCTTAGCCTTATCGACCAAGGCTTGGGCAATGAGCGCCAATTCCGTCTTGTCGCCATCCGTCCGCTTGATGGCGAGCGTAAGCGCATCTTTGAACAGTTTCGCGGACTTGGGCCGGCCTTTAGGATTGCCGCTTTGCCCTTCCTCGAATGGCATTGTTTCCCAGTGCTAACTTGTTGAATTAACGCTTGAAGCCAATCGGCCCGATTTCATCTACCGAAACAATCTCATTGCCGAACCGGTCGAGGATGCCGGTCCTGCGCGGGCCTTCGCGTTTGCGGCGATAAGGTTTCGCTGCTGTCCACTGACGAACACCCCGGCTATCGCAACCTTGGCGACCAGTTCAACGCCCGGGCCTCGCCCACGCGGTGCATGATGTAGCCACGGCCGGCGATATTCTCGATGGTATAGACGCTGCCAATCTTCTGGCGGACGCGGCAGAGAACCACGTCAAGGTTCTTCGGTGTCTTTCCGCCGTCAGGGTCATCAAACCACATGGCGTCCATGAGGCCGGATCTGGTGACGAGCTTGCCTAACCTGGTGTGAAGAAGGCAGGCTACCCGTACTTCCTGGGTGGTGAGGCGGTATTTAATCCATTCCTCGCCCTGGACAGGGACCATGTAAGGGCTTGTGAGGGTTTCTATTTGGTCGAGGATCGAATGTTTAATGCCCGGGATTTCCCGAAGCGCGTCTAGCTTCTCCCTCAGGACATCGTGGGCGTTATGCATTAATCGCAGACCCGGCGCGGGGCGTAAAACGCCACGAATAGGCTAATGGCGCCAATTGCCAGATCGACAAAAGTCATCCAGCTATAAGGCGCAAACAGCGCCGCACCAATAAGAAACCCACCAACCGCAGCGGTTCCCTTACTGTAATCCATAATCACCCCCTCGGGTTAAACGATAGTGGAAAGGCCGATCATGACGAGATGGCCCACGCTAAGGGCTATGCCGATAAAGCCGCCTACAATAGCCGCTAGAAGGGCCAGGAAGCCGATAAAGCCTAGGGCGTCGTTCATGGGTGGCCTCGCTTACTTGCGCCGGGCCCGGCCACGGAAAGTTAAATGGCCTGCCCGGCTGACGGTGTTTTGACCTCTCGCGGCACTCGAACCGCCTAATCCGCGTCAATGCGCTGGGTGTTAGATCGCGCCGGCGAGACGAGAAACGGTCCCGTCTGTGCGATGAAGGCGGGTCATGATTGCATCAAGGCATTCGTTCATCTGAGCAAGCGTGCCAGAAGGCATCGGCTGCGGCTTGCTGGGCGGGCCGTCTATGCTGCCGCCGCCACTCAGCTTGGCTGTAATCTGGTCAATACGCTCACCCTGCGTGCAGACGAAGTTGTGAACCTCACAAAGCCGAGCCTTGATTACGTCAAGCTCACTACGTTCTTCGACCTTGGCGGTTTGAAAGTCACGTTCATAGGCGGCAGATTTGGAGGCATAGAGTGTATCGGACATCGGTAAATCCCTCTAGTTGCTACAGTAATGGGTAAGCCAGTCACGCGCGGTGGCCCGCTCTTTTGGTAAGGATCGCTATGACCGCGTGTCGGATCGGCGGACTGGCTGTTCGTGAAACTGCCAAAGAAAAACCCGCCTGATGCTGGAGCATGGCGGGTTAAGTTCGGGGGCTTGCCGCAGTGGCGGCGCCTAGAACATCTGTATGCGCCTCTCTAACAAATTCCTCAAGGGCTTTTACGCGGTCACGAAGCTGTTTGGCTTCACGTAAACATTTCGCCCGATACTCTCGCTGATATGCATTGCGATGTTCGCGGCAGTAAGCGGAGCCCGGCAACCGCTCATTGGAACAGCGAGAACAAATCCACGTTCCGCCCTCAATTGGCTTTCTCCGTGTTCCACATGAAAGGTTATGTAAGGTCACGGCTTCACCTCCATGTTGAACCGCTTCCAGCCACCTTTGCGGGCCGCTTCAATGGCTTCGATCAGGCTATCTAGTCCCTCTCGCAGCCGAGCGGCGACCGTGTGTCGGTAATCAGCGCACACAAGCCTTACGGCGACCGCTGGCGTCTCGTTATCGCCGCAGACCATGCGGACTATCATCCGGTCGCGTTGCCCGAGGTGGCTGTCTATGGCGATTAGCTTGGTCCATGCATCTTCCCGGGTGTCGGCCTCGTTACCTGGCCGGGTGGTCCGGGATATGTTCATGCTCTGGGTGCTATCCCGCCCTGAAGGCTGGCATTGATCGTAGAGGGTGGAATACAGCCTGCCTGCCTCGTACCGGGTTTCGGCGGAATAGCGTGGGGATCCGCCCTGAAGTTGGCCCTTGTCGTAGGCTGCTTCGAGGGTGGATTCTGACCGCCATGCCAGCTTTGCGCCGGCCGCGGTCGAGGTGGGGCGATCCTGGCGGTGGAATGGCGAAATGACCGCCGGGCCATCCGGCTCCGGTGTTTCTGCTTTAGCTGGTTTGGTCATGTCTTTTTGACCTTTATATTTCCGCAATGCTCGCATTGCAGGTTGTAATAATTGCCCACAGCGAGGGTGTCAGTTTCACTCGCCCAAACCTTGCCCTCTCGGATGATCTTCCAATGGTGGGCGTGCCCATCACCCCAGATTAGCCAGCGCAAAAGTCTAATCATCTCTCCACCTCCGTTAGTGGGGGTTGGGCGGATTTGAGGCGGCGTATCGCTAAAGCGCAGTCTTCGGCGTCATAAAACCCCGTCATCGCGTGCCGGTCCAATTCGTCACAAATCCGCGCACATTCCTCGATCACATCATCCCGCAGCGTGGGGGTGGAGAGGAGTGCGGCGCGGCGCATGGCCTTGAAGATCATGTAGAGCGGCAATGTTTCAGTCGCTTTCGACCCCTCCAAAATGTGCTTGGCGTGACCGGCCGGGAAACTCTCAAGCCAAATCTCAGCCAGTATTTCCCTCAGTGTGGCTTCTTCTAGGTTGGGGGTGGGGTCGATCCGGCCGCGCAAAGCGTCAACAATCTCAAGCCCTTGCGAAAGGCGGCGGAGCGCGTTGGCTCTGCTAACACCCTCTTTCGTGAACAGTGAAATGAAGTTGTCGGCATCGTATAAAATACGCCGTAACTTTCCGAGTTGAATTTCGGATGCGTCCATCATCCCCTCTCCCATGCTTTAGGATTGGCGGAAACGAAGTCGGTGAAGCCGTCTTCTTCGTGTGGGAGCGGCGGGCGCTTATCGGCGCGGGCGAAACCTCGAAAGCGCTCTTTCACTTCGTCGCTGGCATCTTCCCAAGGCCACGGTTCACCAGTCCAAGCCTGCGTCTGCCGCGCATAAATCACCCGCGCCCGCCCCTCAATGTCCGCCTTCTCGGCCACGTCCCTCATATCCGATCCCATGCTTTAGGTTGGTGGGTCATGGAGCGCTTCCCGGCGAAATTATCGCTCGCTCAGGCCAAGACTGGGGAACAATCGGAGTTTTGATATTCAAAAGTTGAAGCGCCCGCGCCGATGCTTCTTCGGCATTGTCATAGGACGAAGACGGGGAAACGCCATCCACTGTCCAATGGTGAACATCGAAACCGTAGTCACTGCGGACTAGCAGTATAACCTCTCGATTCTTCAACGCATCAAAATGCTCAAGCTTTATCTGGGCGGTCGTCATGCTGCATCCCTCGAAGCCGCCGCCAAAAATCCAAGGCCATTACGCGCGGCAGTTACGAGGGCGCGCGAACCGTCAAGGCCAAGGCTCATCAAGCAGGTGCCCTGAGCGGGCGATTTCCCCTGCTTGCCATCAGCGCCGATGAATTTGATCTTCTTCGATACGAACAGGATCAGGTCCATGCGCGGCGCATATTGCTGCCACCAAGGCGCTGATGTACGATCTGGGACGAGCGCAACACCGTTTCCGTGTTGGACAAATTTCTCTAGCCACGGCACCAAACCGTTGCGGCCACCAAACGGCGGGTTCATCCAGACAAAGCCACCCCAAGGCGCTGCCAAGCTGCCAGCTTTTAGGAAGGCCCCGGCTGGAATCCAGGGCGTCACCTCGCGGCCCGGGCTGGCAACGTCAAGATCGAACTCAGCCCGCATAGCCTCAAAGACGTGCGGCGGCGTGTACCACTCGTCTGTCGCGCCTAGGCATTGTTCGTGCAGGGCCATTACCAGCCCCTCGCTACGAACGGAATAGCGCCAGGGTCAACCCTGTTGCATACGACCCAACATTCGTTGTCAGTCCCTTCGTCAATGGGGCGAAGGTAAATTACGTCTTCTGTCGGCGTCTTCAGCCGCTCAATATATTCAGCCGCGTATCGGCACAGATTGTCCCGCTCAACTGAATCCATGTCGTTGTCCCGGCCCATCACCTCGGCCAACCGATCAATTCCAGCCATCTACTCTCCCCCTATAGTGGTCATGGTTAGGCGCGCTCCCAGGCTTTGGGATCTTCACGGCCAAGCAGAATGCGGGCCCGGCGCCAGTGTTCGGCTTCGACGTAGCGAAGGCTGTTCCACCGCGCGATCAATTCGGCAGGCTTGGGAAACCAATTGCTCTCCCGGCGATGTGCGGCGACGATATCGGCCAAATGGGCTTCGGAAATGCCCTCAAGGTCCGAGGCGTAATCGTCAAACAGCATCCGCCAGCTATCTTCGGAACGGTCAGGGCCGATAGCGTTTGCCAGCCTTGCGAGGGTGGCAATCACCATTGCGCGGCTTGCCGGCTGGCTTCTGGCCGATAGCTCACCCTCCAGGCTTTGCAGAAATTGCGAGTCGGACGAGGTTATTTGACGGGTTTTCCACCCCCGGCCCGCGTTCTCGGTCCATAGCAGCCGCTCCCGCAGCTCCGCCTTTGAGGGCGTCGAATTTACGTTCAGCGAAACTACGTTGCTCGGGTTTTCCTGCCGTTCCATTGCCTTTGTCCTGTTCGCGTGAAAGCCATGTGTTGATAAATTTCGCCATGCCGCCCGCCGTCTTTCGTCGGTCGGGGTGGTCGATCAGCCATCGCCGCATTTCCCGAAGCTGCTGGGGAACGTCAACGGCTGGGAAGGTCTCGGCGTAGTCGTCAACCTGGGCTTGGGAAACCGGCACTTCCTCGGAATTGGAATTGAACCGATTGGTGGGAAGGCGGATGACTGGCGGCGCAAGAGCCGAAGGCTCGGCGCTATCCCCTTCCTTGGTCCCTTCCTCTCCTTGGTCCTTGATCCCTTCCTTGGTCCTAGGACTATTTTTCCGAGGGTCTCGTACTTTTTTACGAGAGTGTCCGAGACTTTCGGCCGGGCTCGGAAATTTGCTCTTGCCAGGGTGGTCAATCCTTTGATGATCCGACCATTTTTGAATCTCAAGGTAGGCGTTATCGCCAACTGAGTAGACCGTGATGCATTTTTGCCGTTCAAGCTCCATCAACCACTCGGGGATGCGCAGCTTGGCGTCCTCATCGTACGGGAAGAGCAAATTTGCGAGCAGGACGGGGTGCGCCCTCGTCCGGCCGTGATCGTCAACCACGGTCCAAAGCATGATGAAAAGCAGCCGCGCGTCCCTGCTCACCCGGCCCATACTTTCGGACTGGGGAAACTCTGGTTTGATCGTGCGGATACGGGCCACTAAGCGGCCTCTCTCGGGCGCCAGCCCTCAACAACAAGGATGGATCTGGGATAGGACATTGGGAGCAACTGCGCGGGCCTACGGTGGCGTATGCGCTTGGGCTTGGGCTTTGCCATGTTTTGATCTGCCGGGCCTGGAGCCCACGGCAGGGAGGCTGTGAGGAGCCTTGTCCTGTCTCCCCTCTTACGAGCGCGAGCGGTGGCTAGTGCGGCTATGGAGATGACGGCAGAAAGAACCTCCCGATCATCCATGCGCTTGATTGCCTTGGCGCAGGCGTAAAGAACGGTGGTGTGGTCGCGGCCGAATTGCCGGCCGATCTCAGGTAAGGATAGCGGTGTCATCTGGCGGGCGAGGAACATGGCGATCTGCCGCGGGTAAGCGTAGGCCCTGGACCTATTCTCGCTAACGAGGTCCTTGACGGAGATCCTGTAGAAAGCCGCCGTAGCCTCGAAAATGTCCCGGACATTCGGCCTCACAGCATCCTCCCGGTCGGCTTGGTGGTGCATGATTTCTTATGAAAATCGCACCAGGGAAAGCCGGGGTGGCCGCAGCACTGGAAGCTCTCGGTTGGATCGCCCGCGATAAACCGGCAGCAATCCATAGTGTCGGGGAAGGCGCCAATCGGGCCAATGGGCTCAGGGCCAACCGGCTTTGGCGCCCTCTCCCGCTTCGCTACCCAGCCACGGGCCATTTCCCTTTCAGGAAGGCCAAACCTCTTAGCCAGCCGCTTGACCGTAGTTTTCGACTTGCCGATAGCCCGGCCAATCTCACGAAGGCCAGCCTTCTCGCCCCACATGCGGGTGATGATCGGGCGAAATTCATTACCGCCGAACTGGAATGTCATGCCGCTTTCTCCCAGTGAATTTCACGCATGGGGACGCCGAATGATTGAAGGTGGGCGAATGCTTGGTTCAGTGACCGGGCGACTTCCACGCGCGCACCGGCCTTGCGAAGCTCGTCATGGACGGCACGCTGTATCGGGGTGAGATAGCCGTCCTGCGCCTTCAATTCGAGAAACAGGGCTTTGCCGGCATGAACAAAGGCAAGATCCGGCACGCCGGCCCGAACCCCCTGCCCTTGCAGGATCGCGGCTTCGGCAGGGGTCCTGTAGCCACCATTCGGAACGGCGTACCAGAATGTTCCGGGAAGCAAGACAGTTTGCAGCATCTTGCAAAGCTGGCGCTGCAAATCCTGCTCGGGGCGCTTCATCTTCGCCCGCGTTGTGCGCTTCACTACGGTAATTGGCTTGTTCATTCGACAGCGCCTCGCCCAAGGCTTAGAAAATCGTAAGGTTAATTCAGTCGGTCCCCAGTTCGTCGGAAATGCTGGCTTGCATGGAAATGCGATTGCTGGCGCTCCAAGGCTTCCTCTACGCAGGTGGTCATCACTTCCTCGTACAACTCCGCGTGAATTGTCTGCCGCGCGATCTGTAAGGCCCTTGTGTCAGCCTTCTTGCGGGGCTTGGGGGTGCGGGCGATGGAGTGGATGCGGATCATGCACCAACGTCCTTATCAAACCATCGCGCCAGCCGATAAAGCCCTGCGCCGATTTTCCACCTGATGGTCAGATAGACGGCTTCAAACAGGCTCGTCCCAGTAAGGAATTGCGCCTTAAATTCTTGCAGACGGCTCATACACCCCTCCGAACGTAGGCATTGACGGCTTGCGTAAATGCGCCGGCGAACTCGGCCTCACCCGGGTTAATTAGCCCGACATGCGCCATGTAAGCGGCTGCGAATTTATGATCCTGCTTCAGCCACCGCGTCAGCTTCTTGTAGCTGATCGCGTTTTCTCCAAGTTGGACCTTCTGAAAGCCCTTAGGCGTCATGCCCGTTAAGGCTGCGCCCTCTTTCGCAGAAAGACGCCTCGCCCAATCGCTGATGAAAACTACGTCTGACTCTTCGCAAGAACTGTTCGGGGCATTATCGCTACGATCAGTTCGGGTTGTATTGGTCCGTGAAAATCCCATCTGTTCCGCCTCATTATTGTTGGACGAAACCGAGGGGTTTTGATTTGACCGTAATTGATTTGCAGACCAGCCCTGCCTACGCACGCCAATGCGTTCGCAGGGATATTTTGAAGATGACAAAAGTGCTGAAGGGGCTGTCACCGAAGAGCCCCCGTCGTGTGAATGTTGAGAATATGCTTGTGAGGCTGTTCGCTGAGCTTGAGAGGCTCGGTGGATCCACGAGCGCCAGGAAACAAGCGTGAGGGTAGGAAGGCGTGGATGATCGTCAGCGCGCCGCACAGGACGAATAACAAGCCAATGGCTGTCCATATAGCTTGGATCATGGGCGGCCCCAGTTCGCGGCGCAGAACACAACTGCGCAAAGGGCGATCACGAAGATCAGCAGACCAGTCATGAAATGACCCCCGCTACGGGAATTGTCTGAGCATTGGCATTCGTAAATGTTGAGCGCATTGGTAAACGCGCGAGCTGACGCCGCGTAATGCGCGCCGCAGTTGAATCAAATAGCGTCAATTCCCTCAAACGATGGGGTTTAATACGGGTGCGGCGTTGAAAATGTTTCGTCTGCCTATTCCATTGGCCGCTGTAAGAGCGTTTGCTTTCGTCCGGCTGAGGGGCCGTATGGGGGGGCTGGAAAATGGACGAGGCGCGAGCACGCGATGTAGTTCTGCGCGGAATGCTCGGGGTGATACGAGCACAGCACAATGCAGGTTGGTGCAAGCGAAAGCTGGTAAAGCCGCTGCGGAAATTGCTCCGGCCGCCCGAAAACGTCACGCACATAGGCCCGGAGATGGAGCGCGCCAGGGCCGAGGCAGAGGCGTCGGTAGCCAAGTTCTGCGCTATGTGTTCGCTGCCGCACTGCAAACGCCCGCGAGCCGGGGAGTAGACCAACACCAACCTTTGGGCGATAAAAGGGGTAATCATGTCAGCACCACGGACACGGGCGCGGACGGCGCAGAAGCTGGATTTAGCGCTAGTACGGTCGAAAGGCGGCGCGGCGGGTATGCTGTTTGTTTTTCACTGGGGAGCGAAAAGGCCATTCCGTATCGTGGTGACACACGATCTGGCAGCGAATATCGCCCAGCAGATGGCCGAAGCCGCCCGACAGAGAATGCAGTAGCGCCCCCGCGAGACATTCAGGCTGGCTCCCGAGCAGTCCAGAAAGACGGCGGGATGCCATACGCTCGCTCAAACTCGACCGCCTTGGTTAGCGATGGCGTCCGCTTCCCATTAGCGAGTTCGCTTGCGTAGCCAGTGCTGCACTTCACTTTCGATGAAAGCAATCTCGCGAACGCGGCGGGGTCTTTGGGCGGTTCAAACTTGCGCTTCATGGTACCAATTTCGCACATGGCGAAACTCGGCGCAAGGGATAATTTCGCTATTAGCGGTGGGACTGGCGCCCATGACTCCCCGCACTATTCGCCCATGGCGAAGAAGCCCCACATCCAGGTCTATGCCCGCGAATGGCGGGAGAAGAAGGGGTTGACCCTTGAGAAGGCCGCCGACCGCATGGGGATGTCGGTCAGCTATCTGAGCGACCTGGAAAAGGGCCACCCCAAGAAGCGGTGGAACATTAGCCACCTAGCGGCCTTGGCAAATGCCTACGAGCTGGACGACTTCCAAGACCTATTCCGGCACCCAGACAGATACGACCCCCTTCTGAGCCTCGTTAAGGGGCTCTCCAAGGAGGAAAAGGCGACTGCCGAGCGGGTAATTACAGCAATGGTCAAGCGAACGGGCGCTGACGGCTAGGGGGTGGATATGCGTGCTTTGGCATGTGCGGCTGCGGTAGCGTTGCTAGCGGGTTGTGCCAGCGTCATTGACACTGCGGCGGTCCCAGCAGCTACAGCGGCCTACCAGATGGCTTTTGACCGATGCTACACGCCCGCATTCACGGGAGCAGCCCCCGACCGGGGCGAAATGCTGAAGTGCCTCCGGGACGCCGATCACGCCTATATGGGCGGCCTAAAGATGACCCGAAAAGACCTCCTGGCCTCCTATGACGCTCGAATGGATCTTCTGGCGGGAGCGGTTGCCGGCCGCCCTTTGGAGGGCCTGATACTGGACTATTTCGCGGTCAGGAACGATCTATGGGCGAATGTCCGGGCAGCGTACGAATATGACCAGGCGGCCAGCCAGCGCCTTGCGGCCGGGATGATGGCCCTAGGGGGCGGGCTACGGGCCGCCGGGGCGAGCTACAATGCCGGCCTGTACCCGACCCGGCCCCTGAACTGCACCACGATCCCCCTCTACAACGGGGCCAGCACCACCACCTGTAACTAAGCCAAGGCTTTAACGGCCAAACCAGAAACAGGCCAGAAAGTTTCGCTAATGGCGAAATAGTTCTGGACAGATGTTTCGCCATGTGCGAAATTCCTCCCGTCGATACATCTTCGACTGATGAGAGGAAACGGATATGGCGAAGGAAGATGGGCTCGGGCCAAACCAGCGCAAGTGGCTGAAGGCTCTGGAGAGCGGCAAGTTCAAACAGACCCGCGCTGGCGCGTTGAAGACGGACAAGGGGCTGTATTGCTGCCTCGGTGTGGCCTGCGAACTCTTCAAAACCAAGGGCATCAGGGTCGCGCCGGACAAAGACTCGCCTAGCATGATTGGCTTCAACGGCGAAACGCAAACCGCGCCGCCATTCGTCATGCGGGCGCTGAAACTGCGCGACACCAACGGAACGCCTGATAGCGTTTCAGAGAGTGGGTTACCCGCTCAGCGCTGCTCCCTGACTGAATGGAACGACGAGGACGGCACTTTCAAGCAGATCGCCAAAGTGATCCGGGCGCGTCCAGAACAGTTTTTCAAGAAGCCCGCCTAACCCACCTCCATTACCGGGGAGAGGAATACAGATGTACCTTGAAGATCATTCCAAGAATGCAGGCGTTACCGTCGATCCGTTCTCTCTGGATGCGCTTATTGCGTGGTTGGAGAAGCAACCGGCTGACGGGACTTACATCTATGCCGATTGGGAGGTTTGCCTTCTCGGGCAATACACGCTTGGCTGCGGCGGGTTTTTCAATCGCGACAAGAATTACCAGATCGGTGAGCATGTCCTGAAGGCGTGTGGCAGCGACCTTGCTTACGATGTCGCCCGTCCCAACCCCAAGACCTTCGGCGGCGCTTTGGCCCGCGCAATTGTGATCAAGGAGTGTGGGAAATGACCCTCACCTCTCCCTCGTTCCCGCGCGGGTTGCCGAAACTGCGTACCGAAGCCGAAGCGCGCTCCATGATCGACGTAATCCGTGACGCTTCGGTATGGCGCGCGGGCCAATCTTCCATCGGCGCAGCGCGTGAAGATGAACACAAGCGGATGGTGGAGTTTTTCGCCGCGCTCAATTCATTCCGCACCATAGCACTTAACGCTCAGAAACACACTGAGATTACCGCGATTGACAAGGGCATCAGTGAATTGCTCGCGGGGCTGGAAGATGTGCTGAGCGATGCGGGAATTACCCAGGCGGCTTGGGCGGCGGAAATTGAGGGAATGCTGTGAGTGATCCGCTCGCCTTCTCCGTAATCGCCCGCAAAAAATCCGGCGGCCATCTTCAGGTTTTGGGTCAATTCCCGACCAAAGACGCGGCCTCTGATTTCTCGCTTGGCGTCGATATGGCCCCCTTCGATGACGTGTGGATCGAAACCACCGACAAGAAGGAAAAGGGCTTGGTCCAGGCGGCAGAGCTAAAGCGCGACTCTCTGGGTCTGCGTGACGCCCTGTTCGATGAAATCGACGCCTTCCGCAAGGGGCGCGGCGACCCAATGCGCGCAATCGCAATCTCCAAGCTCGCCGGTCAAATCCTCCTATCCGCGAAGATCGAACATGAAGTCGCCAAGCATAGATCAAACGACAATTACGATCCAGCGCCCATGCAGCTTGGTCGGAACGCCGAGGAGAATTGAATGCGAGTCCTGTTATCGCATGGTCGGGGTGTACTGCCGCGAGTGTCGCGTTTGCACGCTCTGTCACCGTCTCTATGCCGAACCGGAGCCGCTAAGGGAGGACCTGAAAGAGCTTGCGGCAATCCTGCTCAAACGGGCCTTTCCGAGCTTCAAGGGCTGACGCAATGAGCGGGTATGAAGTTACGGATGAAATGGTGGATCGCGCTCTGGATGCCTTTTATCCCGGCTACACGCAACCCGGACACCACAGTGATCAACGCGAACGTATGCGCCGCGCACTAACTGTCGCCTCCCTCTCCCCCATCCCATCAAACACGGAAGACGAAGGGGGCCACAAGTGATCGAACCGCTCGCCGCCGATATCCAGGCCCGGCACAATATCCGCTCGCTGCACATATTCGCGCAAGGCCCGAACTGGCGAGTGTTTGCCTCGCGCGGAACGGTCGCCTTCCAAGCCTCGGTTGAGGAAGGGCGCGGCCCGGATATCGAAACCGCCCTTCGCAATCTTGATGAGCGGTTGACCGCCGGCCCGATCAATCGCGGCGAACTTGCCGACTTAATCGACGCTGGCTGTGGAGGATTGAAATGAGCAACGTGAACGAAGCATGGCGCGTCGTGTGCCATCCGATACCCGACCGCAGCCACTACGCCCACGCCAGATCATTACGCCGTAGGGCAATAGCTCTGAGGGTGTTTGCTGTTCTTGTTGTCCTAGCCCTCTCGTTTGGTGGGCTTATGGCGGTGGGTGGGTGATGGGCGACGGGTTAAAGCGCGCATTTGCCGCCGCAGCGGAAACACGGCTCAAGCCGGGCGACATAAAGACCCTGCAATGGTTCGCGGCGCGTATAGAGCCGTGCGCCTTATTCGGGCGCGGCGAGCCGTCACTAACCTCTGTTCGCCGCCTTCATGATGCAGGCCTTGTCGAAACTGTTGCCGTGAAGTCCGGTCAGTTCATCCCATACCAGATCAGCGACAAAGGCCGCGCCGCCCTTGCTCCCGGAAAATCCTGAGGAACAGACCATGCAATGCCAATCCTGCAACTCCTACCGCCATGAAGGCCCATGTCCTGATCTATGTGAGGGGTGCCTTGAAGAGTTGCCCCTGAACGAAAACCGGCTGTGCGCTGAGTGTGACGCCGAAATTGGCTACCTGAATAGCGGCCCGTCCTGGCCGGATTTGGCTGAGGAGATGTTCAATGAACGCACCAATTAAGACGCCCGTTCCGACCTTCGCGGAAGCCTTTGTCCAGCTTCAGGCTGAAATCCGGCCGGCCATCAAGGATGCGACGAACCCCGCGTTCCGCTCCAAGTATGCCGACTTGGGCGCCGTATGGGAGGCAGTGAAAGAGCCTCTCAAGGAACACGGCTTCGCTGTTATCCAAATGCCGCAATTCGAGGGCGAAACGATGTACCTCGAAACGATCATCTTGCACGTCAGTGGCGAAAGGATGGCCGGTCGCTATCCGCTCAGGCCGTCGAAGCTTGACCCCCAAGGCTTTGGTTCAGCGATTACCTACGCTCGCCGCTACAGCATCAGCGCCATGCTTGGCGTGATTGCCGATGATGACGATGACGGCAACGCCGCCAGTACGAAGCCTGCCGCAGCGCCAGCCAAACCGCCTGCGCCAGCCCCGCAACCAGTTACCCC